ATCGACGCGGCTTCGCGGTAGATGATGCCGGCCTGCTCGCGGTCCGACGCCGCACCGTAGATTTCCGCCCCGGCTTCGCCGTCCGCGAGCAGGGTGTACAGGCTGATGCCGGCGAGTAGCGTGGACTTGCCGTTCTTCTTCGGGATCTCGATGTACGCCTGGCGGTACTGTCGCGTACCGTCCGGCTTACACCGACCGAAGATTTCTCCTAGTACGTACCTCTGCCACGGCAACAGCAGGAACGGTTGCCCGGCAGTCTGGCCCTTCGAGTGCTTCAGCACCGTCTCGAAGAAGCGGTACACCCGCTCGGCCTTCGCCTGGTCGATGCCAGGGCGATGCCTAGCCGTGGGCGGCGAAGAACTCTTCGAGCTCGTCCTTTTTGACTTCGACTTGCGTGGCAAGCTTCGTTCTCGACGAGGGGGTCAGCCCGAACTCAGACAGCAGACTAGCCTTCATGGCAACCAGCGAGCGGTACATCGGCCCGGCCGGGTTGGGCTTGACGCCGCCCAGGTCCGTGTGCATCACCGCCCCGCCTGCCCGCAGTTGGAGTAGGCACGATTGCTCGGCGGAGTGGACTTCGCACAACGTCGCCAAGGCTTCGCCGTCGCCGGTCGTCAGGACACCCATCCGAGTCAGGATGCCGGCGAGCTCGTGCCACTTGGCCACGGCCACCTCGTCAACCGCCAGACGCTCGGGCATCGGCGGGACACCCGGCGGCATGCTCGGCTCGCGGCCGACACGCTTTTTTGCGGTCCCCTCAAGAATCCGAAGGCCCGTCGGTTTCGGTCGCCGCCCTGCTTTTGCCATGGTGGCCTCCTGCTAATCGGCCGGCTAAGGGCACGTCCCGTGCCGCTAAATGTGTAAAAAACCCCTGCGATTTCGATCCCGCGTACGCGCGGTGCACGCACGCGGTCTGTGTTTCACGGCCAAAAGTTTTCACGTTTTCCGGCTGCCATTGTGGCTGTTGCGTCTTGCAACACTGAACCCCTCATGCCTTGAATGGCACGACACGCACAGCACCCGCAGGTTGGATACCTCATCGGTTCCGCCTTGGCGCTTGGGCACGATGTGATCGACATGTGCCCGCTTCCCATGCACCAAGCACCCACACACCTGGCACTGGTAGCCATCCCTCAGCAGCACCTCTCGCCGTGCCGCCTTCCACCCTTGCGAGCAGTAGCCCCGCTGGTGAGCGTTCGGCCTGCCGATGTCGGGAGCCCTTGGCTTGGGCTTCCTGTTGACCCACGGCGGCCTGAACGTCGGGATGCGGTCCGGCACGTCTAGCCCTTGAACACGGCGGTCCCGATGGTGCCCGTGCTGTTCGTGGTGGCCGACAGCAGCTTGATGTACTGCGTGGCAAACACCTCGTCTGGCAGGGCATAGGCACGACCGTCAGTGGTGGACGCCGCGAGCGTCACCTTTACCACGGCCCCATCCTTGTCGTACAGCTGGAAGAACGGGCCGTTGCTCGCATCGCTGGCCCAGATGTTGATCTGCGTGGCCGCGGTCAGCATGGTGCCGACCTCGATGTGCCCGCCTGCCATGTCGAGCATAGGCAGCGTGTTGGCGACCGATGTAGCGGTCGAGAGCGTGAAGCCGAACGTCTTGCTCTTGCGGCGAATGCGGACTTCCGACATGGCTAGGACTCCTTGTGAGGCACGGGTGCGGCCCGGTGCATGGCCTTTCGCTTCAGCCTACCGCAGGACAGTCACGGCATCGGTGGTTGCGGGGGCAGCAAAGCCAAGGCATCTGCCCACGGAATGACTTCGACGGCTGGCAACAAAATTGCCCTGTCGGCGGCTTCCCACATCGCCTCTAGCAGTCCTCCCGGCCGAACTTCTGTCAGCACATCGGCACAGAGCATCAGACGGCCATCAGTCATGACGCGCGGCATGGGCACACAGTTGGGCGAGCCGTGTTGGGCGTGGAGTTTCGCCAGCCTCGCGGCCAGTTGCGGAGTGAAGACCAGTGCCAGTTGCTTGGCGTCGGCGTCACTGATAGGGATGGTGAGGTCTGCGAGGGTCATGCTCTTCCCAGCGCCGTCAGAAGCGTCGTCCAGATGGCGTTGTAAGTTCCTACCTGCGAAGCGGTCATGTTTTCGCCGATTGTGTAACCAGCCAGCCTCGCGTTGGTGTAAAACGCAAACGTGCCCGCATTCTGCCCAACAGCAAATATTGCGAAAGCCGCAGTTATCGCTGTGTCGTTTCCGGCGCCAGCTGCGCCGGTTGCGGACCCATTTGCGTACATAGTAGTGCCGCCAGCGCCGCTCACATTGTTGACTAAATATAGACGCTTTAGAACTACTGTTCCATTATCAGCACCTCCAGGGTCGCCGGCATCGGTGTAGGTATACGCCCCGGCCAAAGTCGTTGGGCTGCTTATATACGGCGCATACAATCCGCCGTTGGCCGGCGAGCCGCCGTTGCGCACTCCCATGTAGTAGCGGAATGCCGTTGTGCCTATGGAGTTTGGAATAAATCCAACGTGCCTACCGCTTCTAAAATTGGCAGCAAGCCCGGTATTCAGGACTTTTGTGCTGCCGTTGCCAATCAGGCCGCTTGTGGCAGAGTAGTCTCCGCTGACGAAGTTGAAGTTTGTGTCTGTTGTGTTGCCCTGCACTGAGCCGGAAAACGATGTCGCCCGGTAAAGCGGCACCAAGGCCGCCGATAGGTCGTTTCCGGCCATCGGATTCACCCGCCACAGCAGCGACCGCAATCCAGCCGCGTCGATGCTGCGACAGAACGTCGTCACGGCCGTCATCGTCGATTCCGACACGGTGCCGCCGTTGGCGATCACAGCAGTTTTCCACGCCAACGCTTCAGGGTGGCCGCTAGCCCGTGGCCTCAACAGCCGTCCATTCATCCCCATCACTTGGTCTCCCGTGGCTGAAGTGCGTACAGCAGCCGCGTCTGTTCTTGGACGGCCTCAGCAATGCCCTTCTGCGTCTCGCTGAGCTGCCGAACAAAAGTCCGGTGTTCCTCAACGAGCGGCAAGAGAACGTCGTTCCTGAGCACCCAGCCCGCTGCCAGGGCGACCAAAGTGGGAAACCCCCACCGCTCGATGATGCCGTACACGGTTTCTCTTGTTGCTTCCGTCATGGCGCTTCCTGCATGGCTTGCATCGCTGCCCGATTCTCCCGGCTTTCGAGCCACCAACGAATCAGAATCTTTACGATCTCGCTGATTAGGGCGGACAGGACGAGCGTGAGGATGATGCCCATGCCGTACTGCTGCCGTCGTCTGGCAAGGCTCTTGGCGTAGATGCTGCCGAACGCCTGGATCTCGCCGCGGTCGCTCCTGGCCAACGCGGCCGACGGCCAGTCTCGCACGGCGTCCGCCACGATGCGGCTGACAACGCGTCGTCCTGCGGCGTGCTTCCGCACGCTCAAGTGCGACCAGACGTAGGCGTTCAGTTCGTCGCGGTTCACGGGCACCTCCCGTCCTTGCACGCCTTGCCGGTGCCCTTGCACACGGGGCAGGGAATCACGATGCGTCCATCAGTGCTGAGCTTTCCGGTGCCGAGACATTGGGCACACTTGCCGTCTGGCGTGGGCTTAGGCGGGGCTGGCGTCGGGGCTGGCTCGTGCCGCATCTGCACAACCATGCGGGCCGTCTCCGCGGCCAGATCAGCGGACACGCCGTGATCCGATGGCAGCGTGGCGACGCATCCGGCAAACACGACAAGAAACGCCAAGACGTAACGCATCACATGATTCCTCGCAGCCAGTTGTCAGGCAGGGCGGTCGGCTTGAATCCGCTGTAGCCCGCGTAGACGTAGGAGTCACGGCCAGACTGCATGCGGTCCACGACCGCAGCATCGACCCAGAACGAGCAGTTGCGGACGACCTCGGGCATGTCCTCGGGGTAGTGCTTCCCGGTGGTGTTTGAGTCGCCCCACGAGTTGGCACAGAGCAGGCCGGGCCGCTTGCCGAAGCGGACGCCGATGAAGCACATGCAGTGCCACCACACGCCACCGGCCTTGCAAAACCCGTCGGCGTCGCGGGACATGCTGAAGCCCTGCCCGCTACAGACGACGACCGGGTAGCCGTTGCTGATCGCAGCCGCTGCCTCGTTGAAGTTCGTGGCCAGCGTCGTCTCGCTGCACCGCCGATCCTTGGCGAACGGCTCGAGCACGTCGGGCACGCCGTTGCGGCCCCACTCACGATCACGGGCCTGCTTGCCTTCCTCGCGAATGACCACGCCGCCGTAGTCCACGCCGTAGTGCAGGCAGCCAAGGTCGCGGACGCTCTTGGCGGCATGGAACCCGGTGGACCCGTCGCCTCCGGTGTTCGACCGCTGGCCTCGGGCCTCGACCCGGCTAAACCCGTACAGGCTCGCCTCGATCGTGCGGCCCTTCCACGCCTCCGGCTCTTTCCGCCAGTGGATATCGCAGGCGGCGAGCACGTCCACGGCGAGCGACGCGCCCCAGCCGACGCATGAACCGACGTTACCCTGCGAGCCGCGCCGCCAGTTCCGGTCGCACGCCAACAGCGCCGGGTAGAGCATCACGTCTTCGCCGGCCGCTCGCAGGTCAGGGCCGGCTTGTGCGAGCGTCGGGTGCCTCAACGTGGCGACGAACGACTCAGCACCTTCGGGGTCGGGGATGTACCCCATGCCACGGTCGGCCATGCGTCAGCCCCCTGCCCACGCCAGGGCTTTCGCCAGTTCGACGTAGCGGCCTCTAGTGTCGGCGGTGACCGGAACGTCGTCCGTGCCGACGGTGGCCGCGTAGGCGGCCTCCACGGCCCCCCTGAGCGATTCCTGGCTGCCTGGAGCGTGACCGCCGATCCGCCGCCAGGCGATGTCGATGGCGATCGAGGTGAACGCCCGCAGTTCGCGGGTGTCGCGGATAGCCGGCTGAATGGCTGTCGCCTCAGCCGCCACTACGACGCCAGCCTTCGACCAAACGTCACGCCACAGTGCCCGGTCGGACGCCGGGAGTGACCGCAGAGCGTCGGCGACCGGCTGCACCGTCTGACGCATGGTCTCGCTGGGCACGTCCACCGTGGCCGGCGGCGTCGGCAGCTTGGGCAGCGACGGCAGGTTGCCCCACGCAGCCCACAGGATCAGGCAGGCGGCGACTGCCCGGCCGGCGGTGCCGGCGTAGGGGCGGGCCCGCTTCCAGGCTTCAGCGATCCACGGGCGGGCTTTGCTGAGGTGCGGGCCAGCGACGATAACAACCGCCGCCACCACCGCTGCGAAACGAACGAGATCATGGCTCATCGCAGCCCCTCGGCCAGTGTCAGGAGCTCGCGGACCAAGGCTTCGCCCTGCGGCGTCTTTAGCACGTCAGCCAGGCGGGACACGATCCGGTCGTCAAGTTGGCTCTTGGTCTTCGTGGCGAGCCACTCGCCAGCCTCAGACACGACGATAGACCGCTTGTACGGGTCGGTCTCGGCCATGAACCGCTGGCCGTAGGCGAGCAGCGGCGACCACGCCTGCAGAAGTGCAATCTGTTGCCAGATTGAGAGATTCGCCCCATAGCGGGCGAGTTCGTCGGGCGTGGCTTCGTAGCTGGCCATGCGATGCGTCCTCCGTGACGTGATCGAGCCGCGGCTGTATGCCCCGTCCGAGTGACAGATGCCCACCGAATGAATCGGAATCTGCACCTCGATCCGGCCGCCCTTGGCTCGTTGAAAGCCTGCCATCTGCGGCCTCCGGGTGCTTTCAGCCTAACACCGACCATGCGCTGCGGCCTGATTTGCCGCCGCACGAAGCATCGCCATTTTCGCCGGCACACCGATTGTCCAGTTGGCATGCCAGACCACGGCCGTACTCGGAAGGGTGAACGGCTCGCCGACCCACGGCGTCCGGTTGCCGAGCGTTCCCCAGTTCGCCACACGGTCGGCCGGCAGGCACGACATGGGCACCGGCAGACGCTTGGCGTACTGCCGCAGGACGGCAATCGTCTCCTGGTCGGGCAGGTCCAGAAGCCTCGACATGTCCAGCACCAGCCGCCACCAATCGTGGACAGCCTCTGTCGTGCGAAACAGCATCACGCCCGCACACCACTGGATTACGTCGTCCGAGTAGGCGATCTCGTCGAGCTGCATTCTGGCGATCGTTTCTTCAACCCACCGATCCACGCCGGGCAGCAGCAGGCAGTCGGCATCGACGTATAGCGTGGGCATGCCGTCGGTCGGCAGATTGAGCAACAGCCGCAGCTTGTCGTCCATGCAGGCATTCCAGCCTGGCGACTTGAACGAGCCGCTCGGGCATTGCTGCGGGTACTCGACGGCCACGATGTCGGTGAATCCGCCGACCCTGTCCAGCACAAATTCGCGGACCATCGTCTCGTGCGACGGAGTCCAGAACGTGGCCAGCCTCAACATGGCGCGGATCTCCGCAGGGCCGTGGTGTACTCTGGCGGCACCTCGTGCCACACGTCCACGCGGGGGCCGGAAGTGGTCTCGAACCAGTGGCGGTTCAGGTGGTGCTCAGCGTGCCACGCCGTGCCGGGCACGTGAGCACCACCCTCCGCGCCGATGTTCTGGATGCGGGCCAGCATCGGCCGCACCTCGTACCGTCCCTTGCGGGTGAACTTGTCGATGACCGTGTCCCATGACACCTGATGGTCAAACCGTGGCCACGACGTGCGAACGCTCTCCCACCGGTCACGCCACGTCGCCCATCCCCAGGGCGTGAACCACGGCTCGCGGAAGACGGCGTTGCGGTAGCCGACCTCGTCTGCGGGCGTCTTCTGGTAGCCGCACACACTGAACACGCTGGCGTCGGACTGGTACTCCTCGAGCCCCCAGCGTGCGAACCGCAGGAAATCGCGGGCGGGCACCGTGTCGTCTTCCATGGCGATGACGCGGGCGTGACGATCGAACCCGTGAGCCAGGGCGGCGTAGGTGTTGACGTTGCAGCCGACACGATCGGTGCCGACCAGCACCTCGCGGCGGCCGCGGAACGACTTGGCGGCGTCGATGACCTCGTCCGACACCGGCTCGCACAGCATGTAGACCGGCACCTCGGAAATGCCTTCGCATCGTGCGAGTGCCTTAAGCACCGTCCGCGTGTACACCGGCCGGCTACAGAGCGTCATGACCACGCACACGTCATCCGTCATACGGCACCCTGTCGCTGTAGACCGTGTGCGGCTTGCCGCACCATCGCTGCATGGCCTCAACCGGCGTCCAGTTGGTCCGCTGTTCCATGGCCCGCAGGTAAATCTCCTCGGGTCCGATGTCGTCGAGCTCCTCCACGACGATCCGCCGCGGCAGTCCGTAGGTGGCCCGGAGTTTTGCGGCGACGTGCCATGAAATGCCGAAGTGCTCTGCGATTTCTCGGAGCCGCACCTTTGCGATCCACATGCGGCAGAACTCTGCCCGGTCCACCTGACGGCTCATCTGACGTGCACCCACCATGACGGGGACGGTTCGTGCGTGACTCCGCAGGGGCCGTTGCACAACTGATTCACGGCTGTGCGGACCATGAACGGCTCGCGGTCGTAGTAGTCGTGGCCGGCGAGGATGCCGCCGACCTTGATCTTTGGTGCCCACGCGACGATGTCCCGCGTGCAGCCGGCGAGCGAGTGGTCACCGTCGAGGTACACGAAGTCGAGCGACCGGTCGGGGAACGTGTGAGCGGCGGTGACCGAATCCATCCGCAGGATCGAGCACCGGTGCCGATGCTTCAGGGCCACGAGCAACGCTTGCTGGTGCCGCTCCTCGTGCTCGGCGTCGGCACCGTTCATCACGTCGTCATACCCTTCGATGTGGCACCAGCGGTCAACCATGACGTACGTGCCCGGCCACAAGTCAAGAAACACCCTGGAGTAGTTCCCTTCAGCCACGCCGACTTCGACGGCAGTGCCGTTGAGCCCAAGCGTCTGCAGGAAGAGCGGGAACATGTTGCGATGGACGGGCTTAATCATGTCTCGACCTCGACGTGCGTGAATGCCTGCGTTCCGTATGCCTTGATAACGTGCAGCGAGCACACCTGCGTGTCGTCGCCGATGATTGGACCGAGCGAGTCAAGTACGGCCTTCGCCACGTTGTCCACGTCGGCCCGTGGGAACCTCGGTGCGTCGGGCTTCACGCCGCGCTTGTTCAGGTGCGACTTCGGCCTGGCGAACTGAGCGACGATCCGCACCTGCACGCCGTGCGGGGTGGCTCGCAGCCCAGCCGCTCGAGCAGCTGCGGCGACTGCCTGCCGATAGCCATGCACCTTGTGCGTCGCTGGGACATACGCTCGAGCGAACCCGCCCCGAGTCGAGACGCGCGGCCTCGGCTGCGGGACGGGCTCGCCGAGCACGGTGAACTCGATCACCCTCATTGACCCCTCGCCGCCAAGTACAGCCCGACGTTTGCGAACGCATAACCGAGGTACGCCAGCCCTAGCCCCGACTTGCCGTGCCACGCCAGGTCCGCAGCGACCACGAGGTAGATGACGCCCGTGAGGATGATGAGCCACGGTGCCATGCTGTCACCGGTAGCGGATGACCGCGAACCACATCCGCCGGGCCGGCGAGTAGGCGACGCCTTCCTCGACGATCTGCCGGCGGCCGAAGTAGCAGCAGTTCCGCCGGGCCGCCTCGGGCGTCGAGCCCATGCCGATGCCCTCGTAGCGGCCGCAGCTTGAGTGAGCCAGCACGCCGCGGCGGGCGATGATTGTGGCGTGGTCCTGAGCCGTCACGATCACAGTCGGGCCAGCAGCCGACGCCGAAGCGGCGACAACCGCGAGAAGCAGGGCAAACAACAAACGCATGACACGTCCTCCAGTGACACCCGGTTTCCGCCGGGTCACTGGCGACAATGCCAGACCTGTCAAGTTTCCAAGAGTTCGTCCGAGATCAGCCGCCGCACCGCTTCTGCCAACTCTCTAGCCTCTGGCGTCGGCTCGCCGTACCTCAGCAGCGACCGGCAGTGCTGGTCCACGTCCCACAAGGCGCACAACGCAGAGCGGCCGAGCCTGGCGGCGTCGTAGTCAGCCTGGTCGTCGGGCAGGTTGAATTTCAGTATTGCCTGCATTTCTCGCCTGTCCGCATAAACGCTTTGCCACCGCTTGTGGCGGCCGTCCACTCGCCAGTTGCCTAATTAGGCTGCAAGTTGGCAGCCTAATTCTTGTTCTCAGCCTAGCCGTTCCAGTAGTTTGCGAAGCGTTTTGTGGACCGCTATCTGTGAGTCCTTCCGCGCGATCGCTGCCGCCCATTCGAGAGCGAGTCGATCGACTG